AATCGCGTTCGCACCGCCGCCGCTTGATGCCGTGGCCGCGAGTTGGACGCTCGATGATGCGAACAACGGCAATCCCAGTGTTGTCCGGGCCATGACGTACTCCTAGGCTTGCGCCTGTGGCTGGGCGGCGTACTGAGTGTGCTCGGCCGCCTGCGTCGGTGTTTCGGCGGATGGCTCGGCGACCGAGTCACCGGACTGTGCCGTGATGCCCGTACGCGGATCCGCCGTGCGGTCGGGTACGGCCTGATGCGTGGCCGAGCCGGGCACGGCCCACGACCGCTTGAAATACTCGCAATCCTGGATGGCGCCATACACCTGCCACCGGTTCGCCAGCAGGCCCTCGCGCTTCTGGTAGTAGTCGACGACCAGCTTCTCGCGCGCCTTCCAGAACTCGTCCTGCTGCTTCTCGCGCAGGCCCATGAACTCGCCATCCAGTGTGCGGATCTGGCGCAGGAAGTCGTTGTCCTGGTTGTGCAGCCATTGGATCCGTTCGCTCAGCTTGCTGCGGAACCCGGTGCCCTCAGATCCGAAAGCATACTGACCGACCGCGCTCAGCAGGTCGCTCGTGTCCGGTACGCTGACCTTGATGCCCATGCCGCGGGCCAGGCCGATCAGATACTCAGCACCCGGGCGCTGCTGCGCGTACTCGGTGTCTTGCGCGAGGTCTACGCCATCGATGCGAATCTCGCCGTCGGTCACGCCCAGTTCCGCCCGGCGCTGCGCGATGAGCAGAATCGCGTACGATATCTCCCACGCGATCGAGGACGTCTGGTAGGAACCACACAGCGCCTCGACCGCGGCCTTCGGGAACGCCACGGATGGCGGAATGTCGTCGTACTCACGCTGCATGTAGACCGGGATATCGAACGCAGCGAGCGCCTTGATGTGGTCGGGATCCGGCTCGATGACCTTGCGGCCGTGGATCTCGAACCAGCGGTGGAACCGCTCGACCTTCTCATAGCGGTGCAACTCGTTCAGCCCCCAGACCTCCCACGTGTCGTCGAGTTCCAGCGCGAGCCGGCGATGATCGGTGAACCCGACGATCGCCACATTCGGGCGGGTCAACTTGGTTGGGTCTGTCCTGAACTCCACTTCGGTCCTCACCATTGGTCGCTCCAGTGGGTTGGTGGTGCTCAAATGCGGACGGAAGCACCGTCCGCTTCCGTCCGCATTCAGTGTGTGCGGCGCGCGTTCTGCGGTGTTTCCGCCGCTAGGTCGTCACTCGGCTCAAGTCGCTGGCCGCCAGGAACCGGACCGGGCTCATCATGATCTCGCCGACCGAGCCCGCGACCGGCGTGTAAGACTCGCAGTACGCTGTCCCCGTGTATTGCGGGTTCGTCGAACTGGCCGCGTTCGTCGTCGGGCTGACGATGAGCGCGATCGTCGAACTGCCGATCAGGTCGAACAACACCGCATCCACGCTTGAGGCGTCGAAGTCCTGGTAGAAGTCGAGATCGACCGTCCAGTCCTTAAGCCCGCCGATGCGTGAGCGGGTGTTGTCGCTGACGGCCGTCTTGTCCAATGCCTCGGCCGAGTACGTCAGCGTCGTGGTCCGGATGAACGCGGACAAGTCCGTTCCGTCGACCGATACGAACGCGTCCTTATAGCTTTGAACGGCCACTCAGCCCTCCTATCAGGTCGACGTGGACACTGTGGCGCCACGGACGGCAGTAATCATCCATTCCGTGGTGTTGCGTGCGACCAGTGTGGCCGCCGCGCCGTTCGTTGAGAGCGTGATCATGTCCGCAGCCGTACCGGCTGTCGTGGCCGCGGAAAGCCCGACTGACGCGGATCCGGTGTTCAGGTGCAGCGGGGCGTCCGAACTCGACTGCACCTGCAACGCCACCACCTCGAACCGCTGGCCCGCACGGTCCGGCGCCCGCAACGTGTAGACGACCGGCGCAGCCGCTTCCGTGCTGATGATGCCAAGCACACCCCTGGATCCAAGCGCTGTCGATGCGGCCGTGCTGAGCGCAGGGACAGCGTACGAGCCCTCGACTTCGAGCAACGGGCGCTTGACCTTATCGAGTCCCATAGTCAGCCCTCCTTCTTCGGCCGCACCACGACCGAGTCGTGCGCGACGCGCCGCAGGTCGACGAGCTGCTTGAGCCGGCCGGGCGGCAACTGGCTGGTCGGGATCGGCTGGCCGGCCTTGTAATCCTTGCCGGCCACACGCATCGGGCGAGTCGCAACGTATTGTGCCATGACTACGCCACCGCCGACGCCAGGAACGCGCCCAGATCCGCACTGACCTGCTTGAAGTCCGCCCAGACCTCGCCCTCGATGCGGTCGGACTCGTTGCGCTCCAGACGGTACCGCTTCATGCGCGAGCCGCCGACCGGGCGCCCGCCCGCGGTCCATACGAACGTGTAGCCGGCAGTCGGCGTGCGCAGGCCCGGCGCGGGCGCGCTGTACGTCAGGAGCGCGTGCTTGCCGGCAATGAAGTCGACCGAGTCCGCAGCACCCTCGTTCCCGGTGTTGATGACTGCGCCGAGCACGACCACGTTGTCGAGTTCGAGCACACTCGCCAGCAGGGCCGTCGTCACCACGCCCGTCTGCGTGTGCTTGATGCGGTCGAGCAGGTCGGGATGGTCCGCCAGCGCGCTCCAGACGCGCGCGCCGAGCGTCAGCACTCTCGGCTTGTAGCCCGTGTTGGACTCGATCGAAAGACACTCCGCACGGATGACCTCGATCGGCTCGCTCGCAACGTCGTTCCACTGGAGGAACTCGTTCGTGCCCGCCGCCGCAGCGACCCCCGTCTGGTCCGTGAGGGCGCCACCGGACCCGCCCGACCATGTCGCGGTCGTGAAGAACTCGCTGGTCCACTGGTTCTCCAGCGCCAGCTCGTTCTGGTCCGTGACGAACTCCGTCGCCTCGGCGTCCAGGTTGAACTGCGGGTCCGCGTTGTCGCGGGTCGGGTCGTCGATGTCGCGCGCAACCGACCACCGCTCGGCCGAGTACGGGTCCGTCGACACCTTGTAGCCGCCGACGCTGGCCTCGGCACCCGGTCCGCGACGTGTCGCCTGCGAACGTCGCAAGTCGCCAGCATCGTACGTGAAGTACTTGTCTGCCTGCTTCATCACGCCGACCGCCGGGAACACGATCCGTGCACGGTACTTGTCCCGGTTGGCATTGAAGCGCGCGACCGAGATGTTCGTGAGCGGCGTGCTGACGTGGACGGCTGAATACGTGGGATTCGGCAAAATGAGCTCCTCGTCAGGTCGTGATCGCGCCGATGTTCAGCAACACGCGAATGATTCCGGTGCTCCCGGTCGACAGCGGGTCGAGCGCCTGTCCGATCTGGTGCTGACCGGCCCCGCTCGATGGCACTGCGTAGCCGACGCTGGACGCCACCACGATGGTGCCCTCCGTGATCGCGGTGTCCATGCCCGAACTGCCGCCGGCCTGCAACTTCGCGACGCCCGAGTGCTGGACCGCGCCCTGCTCGGCCGCCGTCGAGTCGCCCGTCCACACGCCGGACACCTTCGCGCCGATCGCCGCCACGATTGTGCAGCCGCCCGCGACATTGGCCGACGATGCGACCACGGCCGTGTACTGGTCCGCCGACATGTCACCGCTCGACTTGAGCGTGTACTTGAGTCCCGGGATCTCGCCCATTGGCCTTGCTCCGTCTGTTGCGGTTACGTGGCGTCGCGAACGGCGCGGGCGCGATCGGCATCCTCGCGCTCGACCTCGTACATCAGGGACGGCTGGCTCTTGTAGACCGTGGCCAGCGCCGTCGTCTCATCGAGCTTGGCGTCCGCGTCCATGAGCTTGCGAGCCTCGGCGGTCGCGCGGCCCGTTGCCGATCCTTCGGCCGCACCCGCGCCGATCTCGGCGTACAACTTGCCGACCCGCACGATCTCGTTCTGCGCCGCGAACACGCGCTCGACTTCCGTGAATTCCTCGGCGCTCAGTGCGTCGGCGACCTTGCGCAGCAGCGGGCCGAACGTCTCGGCCTGTACCGGCAGGTGCTCCAGCTTGCGGACCTTCGCGATGAACGTCGCGTCGCGGTTGGCCAGCTCCATGGTCTCGACGCGCTTGGCGAGCGCTACCTCACGCGCTTGCGCCTCATCGAGCTTCTTCTGGAGCGCGGTAACGTCGGCCTTTTCCACGGCGTCCGGCTTCGTCGGCTCGATCGG